GTGGTGCAGGGCCACGCCTCGCGGAGGTACGGGGTGAGCAGCTGCGTGAACATGCCGTCCCCGAAGTTGCTCTCGACGATGATCCGGTTGACCTTCTGGTCCCTTGCGATCCTGGCGAGGCTCCGTAGGTTCTCCGGGGTGTAGCCGCCGCGCAGGCCGCCTGCCGCCGTGAGGTGCATCCACCCGTTGAGCATCTTCACGACCGCGTAGCCGGTCTCGTCCTCGCCCCGACCGGAGGGGTCGATTGCCATGACGCTCCCCGTGTAGGCAAGGAACTTGTCGGAGATGCTCTGCGGTCGGTGGAAGCGGTCACCCTTGAACCCGACCGCGGGGATGTCCTGCTCCGCGGTGTCGGCCATGCCGCCCCATGCGATCCGCTCGGGAGCCTGCTCGGAGTCGCCTCCGTATGCGATGAGGTCGCGCAGGCGTAGCGGGTACCTGTCGGCGTCGCTCAACGAGGTGTTGAGCATGAACTGGAGCTGGAAGCCGCTCCGTCCGTAGGACAGGGCTCGCTCCTGGAGGTCCTCCTTGGAGAACCTCATGGGATCCGTGGGCTCCCCGGCGACCTGTTCCGACCATGCCTCGAGGATGCTCGGCGCGAGTCGTTCGCCGTAGACGGCGAGTTCCTGCTCGGTCGGGTAGAGCGCAGGCCACACCCGGACCTCGTAGCCGCGCTCGATGAGGGCGTGGTAGATCGACTCCTCGGTCTGCGGGGTGCCGAGGAACGTCACCCGGCCTCCCGGCTTGATGATCGCATCGACCTCCTTGATGCGCTCCCGGAGCTGCTCCCGCATGTTCGCCGTGGCGGAGTTGTTGGCGACCTCGACGTCGTCGAGGATGACCTCGTCCGCTCGGCTTCCCGTGAGCTGCCCGGTGATGCCGAGGCTCTTGACGCTCGGGGCGTGGCTCGGGGGTGCCGGTGCCACGTCGAAGGCGATGGAGGAGTTCCTCTGGTTGTCCCGGGGCATCAAGTGCTGGTACATCGGGACGGCCGACATCAGCTTCTTGCAGAAGTTCGTGAACTCGTCCGCGCGGATCTTCGACGCCGAGACGACGAGGAACTGCTTGGACGGGTCGAGCAGGAGGTTGTGCATCACGTATGCGGACGTGATCCACGACTTACCTACCCCGCGGAACGCCATCAGCACCCTGCGCCTCGGCCCCGCCTGGAGCCAGTCGGCCATCTCGTACTGAACCTTGGTCGGCTCGGGAAGGCCGATGGATTTCCAGGTCAGGTACAGGGCATTGCGGAAGTCCCGCAGGCGGGGGTCGATCTCCTCCACTCAGGTCCCGAACTTCCGTTCCACCTCGGCGTCGAAGGGGAGGTCCTGCGCGAGGCGGAGGATCGGGGCTCCCTGGATGGCCGCGTGGTCGATGCAGTTGTCCCGGAGGAGCTGACGGGCGACGTTGAGGTCGCTCGGGCTTGCCTCGCCGCTGCGGATCCTGCGGATGAGCTCCTCGCAGAGGAGCCCGTGCAGGCTCTTCAGGGACTCCTTGGTCTCGTCAGCCATTGGCGATGATGACGGTCAGGGCGGCGTTCGCGCCGTTGGTGAGGGCCGCGGAGGTGCAGACGCGCATGATCGGCATCGTCTGGATGACCTGGGCGGTCGTGACGTAGCCGCCGGTCGCGGCACCGAAGGTCGGGGTGACGCCGAGCGGCTTGGTCAGGGCGGAGGAAGAGGTCGTGTACAGGACGACCCAGTCGATGCCATCGAGCGATCCCTGGATCTCGATGGTGCAGGAGCCGCTCGGGTTGGTCGCGCTCGTCTGCTTCATCTCGATGAGGGCAACGCCGACCGAATCGACGATGGGGCGGTACTGGACGGTGGATCCGGTGATGGCGGAGGACATCGCCTGCGCGTTCAGGAGGTAGTTGGTCTGCATGTTCTTACTTGTTTAGGAAGTTCAGGAGGAGGGACACCCCGGCCGACACCGCACCCGCGCTGCCGATGATGATGGATTTCATGTGCTCGAGCTGACGGACACGCCCGTCGATCTCCTTGATCTCTTGCTGCTGCTGCTGACGCATCTGGAGGAGGGAGTCAAGCTTTCCCTCGAGCCTGCCGATGGCAAGCATCACGTCATGGTCTTGACTCATCACGCAGTCCTCACCAAAGTCATGGTCCAAGACGAGTTGCTGCTTCCGTTCACGGCCGCAGTAGCGGTGCCGGTGGAAGTGACGGTGACGAACTGGATCATCGGGAGGTTGCTTGGGTCTTTCCAGATACACACGCCGGCCCACGTCTGTCCGGTCGGTCCCTTCACGTTGATTTGATTGGCTGCGCCGGCGTCTCCGTTTCGGACGAACCCGAGCGAACCAGTCTGGTTCGACAGGACGGTGCGTCGCCCGTAGTTCGTCACGGCCTCCTGCGTACCGACGAGGACGACGGAGCTACCGACCATCCCGACGGTAGGCGTGAAGGTAGAACTCGGAGTAGCGGCCCACGATGCGTTACCGTTCGCATCGCACTTGAGGAAGTAGCCGTTTACGGGAGATGATCCCGTGAACTTGAGGTTGCTCAGGATCGTCGTCGTATCCGAGTTGTCCGATCCGAGCGTCACGTTTGCCGATGCCGTGACGGCCCCAGAAAAGGTCGTCGCGGCCTGGAACGTGTTCGTCTGAGTGAAGGTGTTCGCCGACCCGGCCTCGACGGTGTTGATCGAGGTGTTTGCCAGGTTTCCCGACGCATCGAATCCCAATCCTGCGCCAAGACCGATCTCGCGTACTTGTCCGGTCGATGTTCCCGTAGTCGGTCCGCCAAGGACCTTCTGCGGACCGACCATCTGGAACTTCGCGTAGGTGACCTTGTTTGCTCCGATTGTCGGGTTCGGGTACGAGCCTGCGAGATCGCCTCCGGACTGTCCGATTGGCGGAGCACCCTCGACGCGAAGCGGACTCGCCGCCGTCCCGTTACCGGAAAGGCAGACGAGGTTGGTCTCCTGGCCAACAGGGCCGACCGGAGTTGTCGTGGTGGTGACCGCGGACAGCTTCGACTGCGCCGTGGACAGAGCGTTTGAGGCCGCGGTGCTTGCGCTGTTGGCCGATGTCTGGGCAGCGGTTGCCGCAGCGGAAACCGTAGCCAGCTCCGCCGTCGTCGCTGCGCCGACGTCTGCTGCGGAGATCGAAACATCCCCGATCTGGGCGTTGCCGATTGCGACCTGCGAACCGCGAACGGAGTTCACCCGCGGAGGGGCCCATCCCATCTGACCCGTCGCCGCATCAATGCAAGTGAGGACCTTGTTGGCCCCCTTGTCCGCCGGCACTAGCATCTTTGCGTTCAGCGTGACCGTGTCGGTAACGGCATCGCCAAGCTTGACATCACCGTGGAAGTTCTGCGCGACGGTGAAGGTCTTTGTTCCCGTGATGTCCTGAGCGGTGCCCTTTGTGACGCCCCCGAGGTTTCCTGACGGGTTTGCCTCACCGTCAAGGCTGATCTTCACGTTTCCGGTCAGGTTGTTGACGTTCGTGACCGGGGCGTTCGACGGAGTCTGCCACTCGACGTTACCTGATGCATTCGTGCAGGTAAGCACCTTCCCCGCGGCAGGGGAGCCGTTGCCCGTGATCTTCAGGGTTCCGGTGATGTTGATACCGTCGCTGGTGTTGTCGCCGATGGTCATTCCACCCGGCGAGAAGAACCCGGACTGAGCCGTGACCAGCCCATCGAACCACGCGGTTCCGTCAGACTCGATGTACGAAGTCACCCCGCCGGCCGGGGCGTGACCCTGGAAGATCCTGTCGTTGGCACTCGACCGCTGCGCCTGGATCAATCCGCTTGTGTTCAGCAGGACACCGGAGGATCCGTTCGTCCCGACGGCAGGAGTGGCCGCGGTCACGGATTGATTTGCGGTGAACTTCTTCGATGCCGTGATGTCCTGTGCCGAGTTCGTCGTGGCCGCGTTGGTCACCTGTGCGGCGGTGTAGTCGCCGGAAGCCGGGGAGACGTCGCCCGAGCGACTGTTGAACGTCGTGACCCCGGACGTTCCGGTGATCCCGGCTGAGAGAACTCCGGTTTCCGGGTTGATCGAGAGATTGCTTCCGACCTTGATGCCGCCAAGCGTCGTGGCCGAGGCG